GTTTTCAGAAACTGCAGGAGCTGTTTCTGATCCGCGTCCTTCCAAGGTTCGGGCGCTTCGTAACGCGCCTTCGGCAGCGGCAGCTTGCGCCCCGGCGTATCGAATGGATTCATAAAACCTCCGGTTTAGAATTCAGAATTCAGTAGTCAGAAGACAGAAGGGTTGGAGACCTTTGGTCACAATCCGAATGCTCCTTCCCGTCCTTTGCGTCTTTGCGCCTTTGCGTGAAAAACTCTCAATTCTCATTCTGACTCCTGAATTCTGGATTCTGAATTCTTCCCCGCGCCGGACTGAATCCGGCGCGCGAGTTCCGTATCCACCGTGTTGAAGATCCAGAGCATGAACGCCTTGACCGACTCCGGCCCGAGCGTCTGCGTCATGCTTTCGATGACCGGCGCGAACTGCCCCATGTTCGTGAGGCTGGCCAGCGTGCGGTGCTGGTTGACTGAGCGGCCCGAGACGCCGGTCGAGATGCAGTACTCGCCTGACCACGCCGGATGCGCGAGCACCGCGCCGCCCGCGAGCGTGAGCCCGGTCTTGCCGCCCTGCGCCCGCGCGTGCCGCGACATGAAAAGCCACATCATCGAAAAGAGCTGTGCGAACGGTTCGGCGAAGCGGTCCACCGCATCGGTGGACATGCCGTTCGCCGCCGACATCATGGCGTTGACCTCGGTCGCGGTTTTGCGCTGGTCCGCGCCGGCGACGCTCGCGATCGCGCCCTGGGTGGAGCCCACGCGCTTCATGGCGAGGTTGCGCGAATAGTCCTGCTGGTAGACGTGGTCGACGCCGGGGTTCTTGGCCCAGACGATCTCCATGCCGTCGAGGAACTCGCCCGCGCGGAAGCGGAAGGGCGTCGAGCGCTTGTGTCCGGAGAGGAAAGGTTTGCCCGCGAAGTCGATGGCGATGGCCCGCGTGGTGCGGTACGTGGAGGCCTCCTTCTGGTCGACCTCCAGGATCTCCGGGATGCCGCGCGTGTTGTAGAATCCGGTGGCGTCCTCGTTGCGGAACTGCACGAACGGCCATTCGCGCACCGGCGGTTCGGACTCCACGCCGATCAGCGCGACCCAGGTCCAAGGCCGGTCGGACAGCACCAACTCAGGGAACTGCGGGCAGAAGCAGCAGACGCGCCGCCCGAGGTCGGCGGTCTCGTAGTAGACTTCCCACACGTCCACCATGGTCTGCGAGTTGGCCAGCGCCGAGTCGCGGAACCGCGCCCGGTCCTCGCCAATGTCGCGCATCGCATAGACAGTGCCGCTCTGATCCGAGCCGGCCTTCTTGACGAGCACCGTTGCGAGCAGCAGCCGCGCGGTCTCAGCGTCCCAGCCATTCGCGGCGACCGCACGGCGGAATTCGGCCTTGGTGAACTTCATCATGTGGCAAACGCGCTCGGCTTCCGAGAACTCGCCCGTGGCTGTCGGCACCACGACCGAGAGCGGCGACACGGGCAGGAAGTCGGGCACAGGCAGCACGCCGCGGCCGGGGGCCTCGACCAGCTTCGCGACGCCAAAGCCGAACGTCAATTCATCATCCACGATCTGCGACACGCGGGCGCGTGTCTTGCAGCCGTGGCGCAGGTGGAAGTCGAAGACCGCCTCGGCGGCTTCGGCGTATTCCACAGCCACGGGGTCGAGCCCGATGAACTGCGCGAGGCGCGGGGCCTGCCACAGCACCGTGACGCAGCTCTGCTTGAGTTCGCGGACCATATCGTCGATCAGGGGATCCACGAGGTTCGGGGCCCCGTCGTAAACCGGCTTGGCCGTGTTCTGCCGCTTGAAGCGTTCGGTCCGGTTCTTCTCCGCCCGCGCGAACCAGTCGCGGCGGTCGGACAGGTCCGCGTCAATCGCGGACTTCAGCGCGGCGAACCGCGCCTTGTCGCTCGCCAGAAGTTCTCCATTCATTGTGTTTCTCCTTCCAAATCCTTGAGCGTTGAACGTTGGGCGTTCAGCGTTGGGCGTTAAACAATACTGACATCTACAACCTTCGCATCATCGAATCCGTTTTTCTTTGCGATACGAGTTGCAACAGAAATCGCGTAAGAAACAATCGTGTTTGACACCAGAGAGTGAACAGCGTACTCACTGCCATGCCACTTGCTGAAACTCCAAGACCACGCACCGTGTTCTTGCTTTAGATAGATTTTTGCTATTCTCGGGTTATTCATCTTTTTCCTTTCAATCACGTCTAACAAAACCTACGACTGACTCACTCATCCCACACGCTCCCCGCCGTTTCCTCGCGATCGCGGCGGCGGCGGGTGGGCGAGGCGATCTCCGCGCCCAGCGCGGCGGCCTCGGCAACGCCGTCGCCCATGACCTCGGGCAGCTCCCAGAAGATCATCGCGATCACGTCCGAGCGGTTGGGCGAGTGGGGCAGCTTGTGCTTGGGCACCAGCTTCAGCGGCGAACTACCCACGTCGTAGCGGGCGAAGGCCAGCTCCTCGCGCAACAGGTCATCGTCCGGCAGGCGGACGTGACCCATGCGCAGCCGATCGGCCAGCGTGAAATACGCTTCGGCGCGGGCGTTGCGGTAGAGGGCCTTGTCGCGCGGCTCGCCGCCGAAATCGAAACGCCGCAGCGGGTAGCCCGAGCGGTCGAACTGGTTGATGACCACCGTGCCGAGCCCGCCGTCATCCGCCAGGCAGTCCTCGGCGGGGACGCCGCAGCGTTTCAGCCGCTCGATCACGAGCGACACGAGCCGGTGGTCGTCCGCCTCGAACCCGGCCCATTCGATCCACGCCTCGTTGCCGTCGCAGACGGCCAACACCTGTTCATCGCCGCCGGCGGAGATGTCGAGCGCGGCTTTCTTGTACTTGCCCTCGCCCCAGCGGACGGGCTGCCCCGACATCGCGAGCGCCACGCGCTGCATGTCGAAGACCATGCCCGCCGACGCGGGCATGAACTCGCCGTAGATCATCGACTGCACCAGCTCCGGTCGCAGGCTCTGGATCTGGTTCTCCAGGTCGGCGCGTTTGGCCGGATCGTCCCACAGGTGCGGGCAGTCCATCGCCTGCACGCGGAAGGTCTGCCAGCGGCTCGCGTGCTTGGTGAAGCAGTCGTAGAACGGGCCGAAGGACGGGCCAGGCGAGGAGAGGTTGATCCAGCGAGTCGCGTGGCAGCGCTCGAAAGCCTCGTAGAGCGAGAGGGGCGGGGTCTTGGCCTCGTCCATGATGAGCATGAGGCTGGACTTGTCGGCGCGGGAGGCCATCTCGACCCACTGTTCGCCGGTCACGCCGAACCCGAGCAGCGGGTTGTCGCGCCCGAGGATCGCGCCCGCTAGGCGGGGCGGCTCATGCCAGCCCTCGGCCTTGCCGGGGTTGTCGGTCGAGAACGACACGAGGCGGCTGCCGGTGCCGTTGTGCCGTCCCCAGCAGTCGCCGAACTCCCAGCCCGCGCCGAGCCTGCCGCCCCAGTTCTGCAGGTGCGGGAAAAGCTGGTCCTTGATCTGGCGGTACGAGCCCGACGTGGTGACCGTGAGAGAGCCGCTGAACGTCTCCATGTGCCACAGGCACAGCGCGAGCACCAGCGTCGAGGTCTTGCCAGCCTCGTTGCACGTCCGCACGGCGACGCGCGAACCGCGGGGCGACATCGCCCGCAGGATCTTCTCCTGCCACGGGTACAGCTCGAAGCCCAGCCGCAACCGCGCATAGCAGTCCGGCTCAGCCAACGCTTTGAGTGATTCGTAATCCATCAGCCTTTACTCCGCCGGGCTTCCGAGATCGCGCCCGGAAAGAACGTGACGAACCGCCGGATGGCGTTGAATACGGTCATGCGCGAGACGCCTGCCGCGCCGGACACGTCGGCGACCGCGCCCATCGGCACGCGGCCCTGGTACTGTTCCATCAGGAGCATGATCACGCGCCGCTCCGCGTCCGGCGCCTGGGCGCACCACGCGGCGAACTTCGCCAGACCGCCGCGCTGGGCCTTGTCCGCGCGGGCCGCCCAGCCCAGCAGCCCGCCGATCCGGCCGTCGCCCGAGGGCTCGGGCTCGTCAAAAAACCTGTCGAGCCCGGCGAACGGCGGCGGCGGACGGCCGTCCGAGATGTTCTCGGCCACGTCCTGCGGTGCTGTGAAATCGTCTTCGTCGCTCATGCCGGTGCCTCCCGTTGGCGCATGGTTTACGAAAATCCGCGCGGCGTTGTCAATCACAGAATAGGATTTTCAATCACACAACGGGTTAAGGCAGGAAAGAAAAAACACACAGAATTCTCTTATGAATCTCTAATCTCTTATAATAAGGAATCTGGCCCACTGATTGGGCCACCGTAGCCCACTGATTGTGCTACCGGATGCCCAACCACTGGGATAGCTAGCCCAATGGTTGTGCTACCGAAAAAGAGACAAGCCAATCTGAGAGAGCGCCAAATAACGGACTGAAACAAGGGTAGGGTCAGACAGGCTTCTCCGTCGCGAAAGGGGTCCGAATCTCGGTTAGGGGGTCCGAGAGAGCCGAAAACCCTCAGAAGGAGGGTCGCGAAGGGGTCCGAGAGGGTCGAAGAGGAGGCCGAAGACCGTCGAAAGGAGCACCGAGAGTGCCGAACCCCCTCGGAAGGAGGGTCGAAACCGGTTCCGGGAGGGTCGAAGGCACCCCCAGAGAGTCGAAAATCCCTCAGAAGGAGGGTCGAAAAGGCACACTGCGTGTCGAAAGGAGGTCAGCGACTCCCAAAACCGGAGAAAACACACCCCGAGTGTGTCGAAACCGACCGGAAAGGGCGAAATCCACCGAATCGCACCGATACCAGAACGTTTGTTCTCCATGAACCGAAAACCGCACCGCCGACACTGCCGAAACTGGCAATCCTGCCGCAAAACGGCACTCCGACACTCGCGAACGCGCGTAACGACCACCCGAACACCCATCGCGACGAGCACCCGGCGAACGATAACACGCATCCGACGAACAATCACCCGGTCAATGACCATCGCTGGAATGATCATCCGGTTAAAATCACCCGCAAACTCGGTCGCCGCCCCCACGCCCGCAGGATAGCGGGCGGAGAAGGGGGCGGCTCCCTCGCACCGGTGCCGCCGCCGCAGGATAGCGGCGG